TGGGGAAAGTATCTCTATTAATATTGTCAGTAATAATACTCGGCGTATCGATATAATAATCTTCCCATGTCCCTTCTTCGCCTCCATATAAGATATTTCCTAAAAACTCCCTGCTATCAGGCAAGAATGTAGGTTCTGAATCACGATATAATTCTAATCTATGATAAATAGGCGTTGAACTCGTGCCATCAGGATATGGTATATAATTAATAAACATATAATAATATCCTTTATATTTTATTGGCTGACCGCAAAATCTGCCATTACCAAAAATCGGATTACTCTCATGCTCAATCCAATTAATAAGATCGGTAGATGTAAGCAACCCAGTTTGTCGTGGTGTTTCTCCAACATCATTGACCCACAAATAATATATATCACCAATTTTTATAACCCCCCAGGGGTCTATTCCTGCTGTACTCCAATCTCCTAAATCTGCATTAGTAATTATTGGGTTTGAGTCGCTTTTTGTCCATGTAATGCCATCAACCGATGTGGCTAATCCTATTGATTTATAGCCTCCCCATTCGCTTGATCTGTACAACATATACCATGTTGTTTCCTTCCATATATAGACAACATCTATAACACCGGCATTAGGAGTCATTACAGTCGCTGATCCAGTCCATATTAACCCATCTGTTGACACTGCCCGATTAACGTTAGTGCCATCGGAATAAAAAAACACATAATCCCCAACCCCATTATACCACACACTACCAAACCTTCCTGTCAAAACAGGATTCTCAGAACTTTTTTCAAATAAAGGAGATTTAACGCCATTTATTAATTTGATGCTATGAGACATTTCTATTTCAAGATATGGTCTTAATGAAGCAGTCGCATTGTGAATAGTACACCAATAATGAGCATCATTTAATTCGGTTTCCATTTTAATTAAAAAACCATATCCCAATGTTAATTCTGATTTACTACTAACGGAAATAGGTATTATTATTTCTCCATCATGATCGGCTGCTACTTGTATTTCGCCAATTGGCGTTTGTTCACAATCTGATAGAGAAAACGCCCCAGCAGACCCCCAATTATTTACACCATCAGCAGTTAACCAATTTGAACTACTATTTGTAGCTACTCCTGTAGTATCTCCTGCAATCCACGATCTCTTCAATCTGAACACTTGTATTTTCCTTGCATTTGATGCAGCAACTAAAGTTCCGTACCTCGTCAATCGTAATTTTGCATTAACAATTACATCATTATCATTGATATAATCAAAGTTGCAATCTAAAAGAGCTCTGGCTGTTTTTTCTCCAGTATTACCAACAGTCCAAAATATACGTGTTGCATACGTATATGTTGGAGCGAGTTCGGTAATATAATTTGACTTAGTTATTGGCATATTGCCTGTAATAAACGCTATACTATTACCGTAATCCCACCCTCTCCTCTTAGCGAAGGGGATGCCTATGCCTATGCCATAAGGTTTCATTTATTTAATTTTTAAAAGCTCTTACACGGTAATAATATAAAGTATTAGCTGTTAAGCCTGTATCTGTAAAAGTAGCCACTTCTAATGCAACTGTATCAACTTCCGTATAAGTAACTCCAATTACATCATGTTCTTTAAAATTGCAACCAATATTTTCTTCTTTTAAATTGCAAGTTAAAATCATGATTTTCTTAATACATTTTTAAGGAACGTTGCTGCCCCACTCCCTAAAGTTATCGAAGTGATGTATCCTTGTTTATATCCATTTTCAGAATAAACTAAGCCTGCAGATATGTAACAATCAAGATCAAGAGTTGTACCTACCCACGTAGGCGTATCGGCGACATTCCCATCTTCGTCTTGAATTATGACAGCGGAAACAATACATCCTTCATTATGAGGCATGAAACCAGTCCATACTCCAAGATGAATATTTGTGTCTTCAAAAAAATCGACACCATTAGCAGCCATCATTCGTGCTAATAAATTTTCAACTAATAAAGTGTAATCAGCCATGTTATTTATTTTTAAGTTATTCCTATTCTACTTCCGGCTTCCATGAATTGCCCTGATATTTGCGTACTATACTCATAATTTAATCTCCCAAAACTTTAAATGTACGTGTCCTGTTTTCAGGCACTCCACAGCCACAATTCCCGTTTCTCCATAAAGGATAACTTTCGTGAAACCTGCAAAGATATAAAGTAACTTCATCCCTGATTGCATCCGCTTTTAATCGTGAATCCGTTTCAAGACGTTGAGTAATTTTATCCCCAACGGGATTAGAAAAATCACTTTCTTTAATTACAATTCCGGCTGCCGTATAGTTATATGCCATGTAATTCGTGTACCTTGCAAAGGCATAGTAAATTATAGCTGCCCTGAGTCCCTGAAATAAATAGGTACAATCATTATAAACATAACTCCCCCCATTTAATAAAGTTAAATTTAACGCTGTAAATGTATCCGGAACAGCCTGCAGACAAAGTTCATTCAAGAGTGCATCCCCCAGCCAGTTTTTCACATCAAATTGCTGTGCTTCAAGTACAAATTGTCCCCAGATAGTCAGATTTTTGACACTATCTGCCACATATTTATACTTGTCAAGATCCGCTTTGTTCACCAGTGCGTTCATATTGATATTTTAAAGGCAAAATTTCAAAATTCGTAAATTGTATCGTAAAAACAGAAAGTAAATCCTTAAAGGCAGTAGAGAGTTTTTTTCGTTCATTGTCGGTTACAGAACTCATAAAAGCATAAGCTTGTGCCATCAATTCACCACCGAAGCCGGCACCCACATCCACGCCTCTCAAAATAGGCGGGATCATAAACATCTTTCCGATATTTTCCTGTACTGTCTTTTCTGTTATTTCATATTGACGGTCATAATTTTTAGCAGAAAATTCTATGAATTGAGGCATTTCTTCATCCGAATCAACATCTACAACCCAGATTTTCGAAGTATTCATGTCTCCCTGCATACGCTTGATTTCATTTGCGGAATACGCCTGCTCTGCATTGTAGCGATCATTCGGATCAAGTGACCCGTCATCCAGGGTGCGAGGCTTGATACCTTTTCTTACTAAAATTCCTGCAGGTAAGAAATTAAACTTTGCATTACGATGCTTAACAGTACTTACCGATTCTTCTGTTAGCATATCGGTAACGATAGGATCAAAAGGACAAACAGGATATTCAAAATCCCCGTCATCGGTAAAATAAAATACCTGCCCGAGATAATTTTCCGGTCCCCCGGCATCAGCAATTTCTTCATTTACTTTCGAAGGATCAAAACGGTTAATGAATTTTACATCAGAAAATTTGAAAGGTTTACCTGTTATACCAGTCCAATCAGGATATACAGCAATTCTGCCAGTATATTCATTGTCTGAATTAATCTCTATACGGCAATGCTCGAAAGGTATATTATAGTATTCAATAGCTTTTCCCCGGTAATCGTATTTTACCAAACATGAAAAGCCATTGAAATATTTAAAATCTTTTGTAAATTTTGAGAGTAAAGAACTTACCCTCTCCCCGTTATCGTTAATGATTGTATCTGCTAAGATTTTATCCGTAAATCCTTCACCATTGATAAATTTAACACAAACATCAAAACAGGTCTTTCCTGTTCCACTTGCTTGTATTATGTCAAGAATCTTCTGCGGATAATCATTATTTTCGCCATAACCTTTAATGCGTTTGCTTCTTAAATACTGATTCCGCTCGACCCTGGGAGCCGTTTTTGCTGCGGAAACTCTCATTATTTCTTAGGTTTACGTTTACGTTTAGGTTTTACGACTTCCGGTTCTGCGATAATTTCAGGAATATCTTCCTGTTCTTCAATTTTTTCTTCCTTAATTTCTTCTTTTACAGGAATAACCTTTGTCTTTACCGAAATAGGAGCTTTTTTCTCAGGTATAAATGCGAAATATTTTGACAATGAAGGATCATTTTGCAGGTATTTTTCAGCCAGTTCATCCGTTAATTTCCATTCACATAACGGAGGTAATCCTATTTGACGTAAAAATACGCCCTTTTTAAGTTTATATGCCATAATTTTTAAATTTAAAAAAGAAGGGGAACTTAATCCCCCTCTTTAGGTTAATCACAACAAGGAGCAAGTAACGAAGCAAGAGCAGCACGTGTAGTGGCAATAGTGCCTCCTACAAAATAAGCCAATGGAGGCAGTGATTCTTTCATTGTATCAGAGCATCCGGCAGTTAATACCCATCCGCCAAGAGTTTCGTCTGAATTAACATCTCTTTCAGCAGCGTTAATTTCAAGACCAAAATCCCATCCAAGAACTTCAAAGACAGTCCTGCCTTCTGCTTCTACGCCATCGTTTTTGTTATAGTTATTTTCGATAATAACCATAAACCGACTTCCAATAGCATTGTCAATCCATTCTTTTACTTCCGGGGTATTGTCAAATATCCTGAATACAAAATTATGATCCCATGTTTTTTGATAACGACCTTTCACCATCGCAACGGTATGTTCGTTGGAAAAATTATATCCTTCGACACAATACGCATAACAGGGCGGAGATGTCGTTTCTAAAACAAGTTGAGTTAAAAGCAGCGCATTATCAACATCAAAAGTGCTGGCGTCTTTGTCAACACAATCAAAATTGATAAAATACGCTCTGTCCTTGATGCCTGGCAATAGCTTTGAACAGTTCGCAAGGACACAATCTACTATTTCTTTACATACAGTCATAATCGTAAGATTTATATTCCAACCTGGACAAGCCTGTCATCAATGATTTTGGCATCAAATGCATCAACAGCTTCAATACGATTGATTCGGCTTCTTTGATCGTAAAAAGAGTTCACGTTTTCAAACAGACCCTGACAGGCCATCCCGATATTCAGGTTTGACTTAGTGGTATAAACGATCCTATTCGGAACGTTCAGGGTAGTTCCATTATTTTCATAAGCCATGATCCACTGATCCCACAAAGGGATAGAATACAATGGAACACCATCCCAGTTCATAAATGTGAATCCGTTTTCAAGAACCTGGCAATCACAAGAAGTGGCAGCCTTCATGGTTTGCAATGCCCTGTATGCTCTCTGGAAAATAGTCCTCGTAACAAGTAGTATCCTGTCAGGCTGTGAAGCAAGTTCAGGAACAGCATTGTCAATGACTGAATTTAAATAATTGAGTGCCTGCAAATTAGTCATTGTGTTTATTTGCTGATTTGTCGTTGGAAGATAATTTTCAGCAATAGTTGTCTGGCGATCTGTATCTGCGGCATAGATAACAGCTAATTGTTGAAAAAATCCATTTATAACATTGAAAAATCCAACATCAACACCTGGGGTGATTAAACCACCAGGGGCGTTGGCTGCATTTTGATCACCGAACCAAACATGACGGAATATCATTTTCTCAATATCCTTACTCAGAATTCCGAGAATAAACTCGAATATCTGTGTTTTGGTAAGATCATAGACTTCAATTCCGCAATTCAGGGCAAGGCGCATCAGTGTATCCTGTACTTCATCTACGCACATATCAATGATGATTTCAAGATAACGAGGTTCCCATGTTTTTTCAATGGCAGTATTTTCATAACAATGAGCAACCGGGTTGCAACTTTGAGCAGCTTTACCGACAAGCCCAAAAGTGCCGGGGATAATCCCGATACGCCTGTCATTTTTGATTCCGGTAACAAGGGTATGTAATTGAGCCAATGATGGTGACTCAAGAACAGCAGTTACTACAAGTTCATTTAATGAACGTAATTCATCCGCAGTAAAATGCAGATTGTCCAAATTCAGGAGGTTTCCACAACTCGGACTTGCGACAATAGGGGTGTAAGGTGATGGCATAATTATTTAATTTTTAATGTTTCTTTTTTCTGTTTCATGTTTTCCCTTACCTGGGCAACATTTATATCCCCAACTTTGTCAACAGAAAATCCACGGCTCCTGTTTTCAGGCTTCCATGAGTTTTTTAATGCTTTAAGTTCAGAGATGATTTTTTCAGCTTCTTCTTTGCTTTTAGCTGCATCAGCAATAGCAGTTTCGGCTTCTTCTTTTTCAGCTTTAGCTTCGGCTGATACGGTTTCCATTTCTGAAATTTTTGCTTCCAGTTCTTTGATTTTATCCTGAGCAGCCTTTAATTCAGAAACAGGTTCGGAAACTTCAGTTACTTTACCATCGGAAATAGTTATTTTCTTTCCATTTTCGAGAGTAAATGTTCCATCGGGAGATGCAGCATCTCCAACAGATGGATCACCTGATTCCTTTTCAAGTGTAATTTCTTTCCCGTCAACATCTTTTATGGTTCGATTGGTTGCGGGAAGTCGTGAAAAATTGGATATCTTAGCAATGATAGCATCCAGTTTCTCACCAAAAGTTTTAACTTCTTTTTCATTCATAACTGATTTATTTTTTAGTTTAAAATATGCTAACGCCTTTATAGGCTCAACAATCTTTGTGGCAAAACCAAGATTAACCATGTCTTCTGCCGATAACATAGTATCCTCTTTCATATACTCTGCTAACTTATCAGCAGGTGATCCCGTTCTTTCGACATAGAAATTCAATATCTTTTCCTCCTCTTGTTCCAACATTTCTGCAATCTTAGTAAGATCATCAGATTCATATTTGTCCGCTAAAGTATAAGGAGGGATAAAAGGATTGTGAATTAACCCGTCTGCATTTTTCATAATTTCACGTTCTTCACCTGCGAGGAAAATTATAGTAGCAATAGAATATATTTTTGATTCACCAATAGTTTTGATTTTTTTACCCGAAGTGGTAAGCAGATCGTATATTCCCCAACCCTCCTGAACATCTCCCCCACGTGAATTAATACGAACTGTAATTTGTGTAGCATCTTTATTTTCGTCAAGAAACTCAGCAACGCTTTTCGCTGAGATAGTTTCCTGACCACCGAAAATATCCATCATTGGGTCATTCTCACCGATATCACCATAGATTTTTAATACAGCTTCTTTATTTTCTGATGCAGGCTCAAAAGCGATATATTCTATTTCATGATCTTTTAACCATGATTTAGCTTCTTTAACAGTAAATTTATCTGATTTAAAACGATAGGATTGTGTAGTCATTTTATCTTCGCCTTTCAATTTCCCAATAATAATATCAATATTATCTTCAATATTTTGACGGCGAAAACTATCCTGAATAAAATCATCAGGATTCCTTAATCTTGCGGAATGTTCGTTTGGATATGGCATAATAAAAAAAACATAGAGTAAATTTACCCTATGTTTCATTTGCCTATATGACATTTGCATGTCAGTAGTTTAATTTTCTAACTCACATTCCGTAGTATGAGTAATCACATATCCGCTTTGAGTTATTGTTATCGTTCTTTTTCCGTCTAATTTCATTACTTCTAAAATATCGCAAACCTGTGTTTTTATTACATTTTGTGTTATTCCACTTTTTTTTATCGTTTCTGTGCAGATCCAGCATTTTTGCTCTATCTCTTCTTTCTCACAGGAAAAAAGAAATATTGTTAATAAAAATAATATCTTTTTCATATTATATATTTTTAAGAATTCCATCACCGTGAATAATCAACTTACAATCAACTTTCGTTAAAGCTGTTTTTAAGTTTACAAAATGTTTTTTTATCCGCTCACACAACCTCGCATCCAGATGTGGATGATCAAGAAGATCAACGCCAAAAACATGTATCTCATCTGCCTGGTATTCTTTATATGCAATCTGTGCAGCTACAAAAGGAGAACAAAAAGATTTTTCATACACAGAAGTATCTAACTTACAAATTAATTCAGGATAAGGAGAATATAAATCCAGCTTTTTAAATTCAGGTCTGAAATCCCAGTTTACTATTTGTGAATAGAACGCTTTCGGCTTGCATTCGTTAATGACTTTTAGCCTGTCATATTTAAAAACCTGTGCATGATCCAGACATACTACTACATCTGTTTTAACAAATCTCCAAATATCATTTACCCCAATAGACATATCATAATCTTCTTTGTTGAATAAACTTAAAGAAGGTCCTAAACCTAAAACAGCTATTTTTATCGTTCCCATCCCGGTTCTATTTCTTGTAATCCTTTTGAGCGTCTTAAATTACGAGTTCCTGCAGTATGATGCTCTATATATTCCCTCGGTTCGCCTTTCCAGTTCCAACCAATTCCGGATGAATGTCCTAATCCCGGGAATTCTTTAATTATCTTCGATGTTAATCCCCTTCGGTGTATATCCAAAGCAGCTTTAAAACACGGTGCTCCGTGATGCACAAACCTGTGAAATTTGAAATATTCCGAAACTTGTAGTAACATAAAATATGGATGTAACATATACATATATCCTTGCTGAAAATGTTGAGGTTTTGCTCCATATTCAAAACCATCAAATCCTGTTTTTTCCAAATAACCTACTCCGTAAGTATCCGGATCCATCATTGCAAGCATTTTTTCTAAAGGGGATTTTAGCATTATTATATCACTGTCAAAAACAAGTGCATATTTTGTAGCAGTCATTTTCAATGCTAAATCCATACCCCTGCCATGTCCTATATTATTTTTTGCAAGATAAACTGTTGTCAAAGGAGAAATAAGACTCTTAACATATTCCCTGCATTCGTCACGTTCATCAGATCCATCAATGATAATTATCCTAATATCAGGATGAAATTTTCTAACCGATTCATACGCCTTTTGAATCAAATCCTTTGAGTTGTAGCAAACTGTTATTCCTGTAATATCCATTAATACCTCCTTGCTTTAAATAAAGTTCCATCCCTGGGTATTCTCTTTTGTGAAGGATATCTAACTCTTTGAGCAATATTTTCATTATAATATCCTCTATACTTTTCAGCATCTTCACCGATAAGACTTTTCAGAACAATTAAATCCCTATCAAATAAAGCTGTAAAATGTATAGAATGACCAGCCCCGATACCACCCCTTCCAGGGATTCCTTTTATTCCTATTGCCAAAGTGCCATCATGAAAAAGATTAACCTGGTTTTTATCGAGCATTTTAAAAAAAGTACAATCAATAAATTTCTGTTTAAAACAATTCGTAAAAGTTGGTATCATTGAAGCCCTGAAAGCTATCTGGAATAAACTCGCATGTTCTTTATTGTTATTATCGCAATACCTTCGTGTCATCGGATTATAATAAATTGTATTTGTTTCACCGATAACCTGGTAATTACCCATTTTATCTATCATTTTATCAAGATAAATTGGCTTGTAATAATCATCGTCTTCAATGATAAAAACAATATTTTCCTTTTTATTATCTACTTTAGCCAATCCGGCAGATAAATTCCGTGCCTGTGTATTTTCGCCAGGCGACCAGGCAGGACGGGGAAAAACTTTAATAATTTTCCAATTTTCTTTAAAATCATCTTTAATAAATTCTGTTGTTACTGGAATACAATCATCAACTATAATCCAGGTAACCTCGCCTTTATAAGTTTGGTTTCGCATCCATTCAGCACAGTGCTGTATCTGCATAGGTCTTGAACCAGTCGGAGTAATTAAATAGATCATTTTATAAATATTAATAAAACTTCATCGTATCTGCCTGTTTCTTTGCGTTTGTCTATCGTCAAAAATTCATATCCTAACTTTTCGAACGCTTGTGTTTGATTGTCATAATCCTGGATATCTTCAATAATAAGCAGTCCTCCTTTTTTAAGTAACGGATAAATTAATTTAACGATAAATAATTGGTCTTCCAACTTGTGAGATCCATCATCAATGACAATATCAGGAATAAAATCCTTGAAATATTTTTTAGTAAGAGTATTTGAATCTTTGATTTCCGTCTTAACTCTTTGTCCTGTTTCAACTTCAGTCAGTAAATTCAAGGCTTTGGCATCCGCAATAAATGGTCTTTCTTCTGTATTGTCGATAGCTTTTATTTTTGCATATAGGAAATACTTCTCCCACAGTCTTAAACTGCCCTTGTACTGGTATCCGATCTCAAAGATATTAACCTCCCGATCCCTAAATTGACTAAACATCAGATCGTAATAAGGTAAGTAATTATGTAAAACCCCTTTATCGGATAGAAAATATTCACCTTCTTTGTTGAGATCAACCAAGGAATCTTTAACGTAGTTACTTCTATCGTATCTTACTGAATAATGCGACTTTCCTGCATTGAACTTTTCAATGTCATTCATTCTTGAATTATGAAACTCAAATATCTTAGCTTCTTTATTCGTGCCAATCCACATCTCCCTTCCGTATTTCCAATCCATATCCAAATACGAATGATCAAGTGAGTTAATATACTTACACGTTGCCCACCAGAATGCTCCTGAAAAATGAGGATACTTTCCGTACACCGTATCCGTGTTCCACAATACCCCACAGGCATCGTAACCTTCGTTCAGTTTATCCACGCAATCCCGCCAACGTTCTACTGTGAAATATTCCATATACTTTCTCCAGTCTTCTGTCGGAAGGTCGTAATGGCTTATACCTTTAGAATGAAAAAACAATACGTAATCTTCAGGATTTGCTTTTGAGTAATCCCGTACCCATCTCATCGTATCCGCAAGTTCATTATTTTCCTTATAGACAATAATCTCAACTTTTGTTTTCCCCTTCCAAAAATCCCGTACCCATTCAGCACCGTTTACTGTATCAACTAAACCGATATATACCTTGTCAGCTTCTTCATAAAGTCCTGATAAGATAAGATCATTAAACTGATCTGTTAGCACCTGTTTGTAATTTCCGTAAAGGAATCCGTGATATACTATTATCATAATATTTTAATATCTGGAAACATAACTATATACTTACCTTTGTATTGATTCTTTAATGAGTTCATAATGTAATCTCTGAAATTATGCGCTAAGATTAATATGTAATCCAGCTTTGTCTTTTTATATACAGGATGAAAATAATTCAAAACACTTCTATCCACAACCTGAATGCCTGTCCCAGGAACAAACTTATCCTGCTTAAATGGAGTGTCATCAATGATGAATTTTATCGTGTTAAAATCAATCCCGCAGGTATTAAGGAATACACACCCCTTTGCTGCTGCCCCGAAACAAGCTATGTTTTTCCCTTCTTTGATAAGTCCCTGGATGAACTCTTTGAAAATCTCTATCTTTTCAATTGTTCTTTTGCCCCACTTAAGATAATATTCAAGAGTAAGTGTTTTTTCTAAGTTCAAAAACGAATCAATAGTACTATCCGGTTGCCTTTTAGATGTTTTTTTAGCTGCCAGAACTCTCAAGGTGCCGGCGTGCATATCGTGGTAACTGACGTTGATAACCTTTAGTCCCTCTTGTGACAATAGATCAATGATGTTTTTCAGGTTGTAATAATAAATATGTTCGTGATATACCTGGTCGTAGTTATCATTTGCCAGAGTTGTAAGAAGATAAGGGAACTCCAAGCACCATACGCCCTCGTTTGTCAGATTCTTGTAAACGCCCTTAACAAAAGATCGTATCTCAAAGGTGTGTTGAAAAACATTAGTTGAGATAATAAGTTTCGCTTTCGCAGGCAAATGTATTTTTTCGTCAAAATATTCATTCACATATTGAATTCCTGCTTTTTGATTGTCATCTATAAAACTAACAGAACAATCTACATTTATATAAATTACAGACCTGTTTTCCCTGCGAAATTCCTTAATTAAACTCCCGTCATTACCCCCTATATCTACAACTAAATCCATGTTATTCAATGTGATATATCTTGACAAGTAATTATACATGTCTATACAGTGATCAAGATACGGTTTGTTTGTTCCTGACCGGTATAGATAATTATGAAATAAATTATTTTTATTTATCACTTGTGTTAAAGTTGTAAGATTGCTTTCGGTAAAAACCTGTATAGCAAGTGGAAACTTAACACACTGTAATGAATCTTCTCTTGTCTTACAAAGATTATTCACCAATGGGACGTTACCTAAATTGAGGTATTCAACTTTTTCAGTACTTCCTGTAATCGGGCATATATTCATGATAAATCAGGTGTTAATAAGTGTTTAGCTTTATAATTTTCATTCTGTAAACTGTTAAATACAGCATAATTTATATTAATTTTATTTCTATCCGTCATTTTAATTTCATGATATTGATGAAAAACAAACGGTTCGGTGCAGAGTTCTATTTCTAAACCCAGACGGCGGATCTGCAAAAGAAAATAATCATCATCATACCATATACCATCGCAAAAACGTTCATCAAATCCGTTTAGCTTCTTTAAATTCTCAACTGTTATAGCTGAACAAAAATGGGTAAATCTCGGCCGGTATAAAGGATGGTTGTACCACGCACTCTCGCCGTCAAAAGTCATACATTTGTTTTTTATCTCATAATTATACGGAGTTTCCCCTGATCCAAGCGAATAACAGGCAAAAGAAATATATGTCTTATCTGTAACACTGTCTGAATAGGAAATTATATCTCCATTATGAAATATCTCTGCATGCTGCATGATAATTTTATCCGGATGCATGTATTTTAAAGCATAGTAAAACCCGTAGTTATGCGCAGATATATAGCTTTCTCCTTTAATTCTTAATATCCGTATTTCAAATGGATATGAATTTAAAGTTAATGGCTCAGTGCTGTTATTATCTATAATTAAAACATTGAAATTTTCATGTTTTGACTGACAAAACGATTCAATCGTTCTTAAAAGCTGTTCTTTCCTATTCCAGTATAAAATAACTATCGTGATCATAAATTATAACCTCCTGTTCTGCTTACTGTTCCACACCATTCATGCACAAAATATGTACAAGATTTCTTTTCTATGCTGTTTCGAAGATCATCGGCAACAAGTTGTTCATGCTGAATCGGTGGACAGGCTTTCATTGTATTTAACATTGGCGCACCAAGTCGCATTGGTAAAGGATAATTTAATGCTATCTCCCTGTTGATAAGTGCAAAAGAAGGGTGTAAATATTTGATCCCGTTCGGAACATTTACCCCTAATTCATTCACCTCGCTTATATCACCTATGCCGTAACTTTCTGGTCTTAGTTTTGACTGAAGATCCTCAATA